CGATCTGATATATTGACATTGATTCTATAGTCCTATATAGTGAGGAGGATCATTGCGATCCCCTTTTCTATTTGGAGCACAACATGCCAAAACGCAAAACAAAAGAAATCAGTCAGACAGACAGAGAGAGCGCCAAACAAGCCGCAGCCACTCCAGCCGAGCAACTAGAACAAAACGGGCTTACAATCACACTGACGCCCGTACAAATGCAACAGATCAATGTTCTTGCACAGATTGCACACAATGAAGATCCCGCCGTGTATTGTAGAAAGATTATCTTGCAACATGTCGCCGATCGTTTGTACTTGGTTAGGCAATGAGCACCTTTTGCACTGTCTGCGGCTGCGATCCCTGTGATTGTCATGAGGCAGAAGTAAAGCACAAAAATATCTGCATCTCAATGAATCCGGAGAGTTTGCAGCAACTTAAAGAAATACACGACAGGACTGGCAAAAGCAAAAGCCGTATTGTGAGAGACGCAATCAAAAAAGAATATAAGGAGATCAAAAAGTGACCAAATCAGACAAAACAACAGCGGAAGATCAAAAGGTAGGTGAGTTTGTCAACATAGACAGATTGAATCCACATCCAAAAAATCCAAGAAGCAATGACAACGCTATTGATAGTATTGCAAACAGTATCCGCAGATTTGGCTTTACAAGCCCTATCATTGCAAACAAGGACGGAACGATACTAGCAGGGCATACAAGATTCAAGGCGGCAAACAAACTAGGGTTACAGACAGTTCCAGTTGTGTATGTGGATCTCAATCCGACTGACGCAGAATTGCTTATGATTGCGGACAACAAGCTAGGTGAGAAGGCAGATTGGAATAACGACCTACTCAAAGACCTATTGACCAATCTAGATGAGCAGGGAGAGGATCTTGACGTGCTAGGCTTCGATGACGAGGAGTTAGACATGATTCTGCTAGATGTATTTGGTTGGGATACGGGGCATGAAGACATTATGGACGACATCGATGATGAAGTTGAGGATATGGAGAATGATGTACGGCGTGGTATGTTGTTCGACTTCAACGCTGACGACTATGAGCGCTTGTTACCCTTGCAGAAGAAGCTAAGAGACGACGATATATACATGGGCTCTACAATACTACTTGCACTGGAGAAACTGTATGAAGATACACAATCTACAAAGATTTGAGCACACTAGGAAAGTAGGACAGGCTTGTCCATCAATAGAGCCTAACGTATTCGAGGATACACTATTTATGCTTGATGGGGAGCCTGTAGGATTTTTCATCAAGCAGCTGCCAGAAAAGATGAGCAGGGTAGCAAACTTCGCTGACGCAGAGTTGAGATCAGATCGTGTACCCAAATCAACGATGAACAGAACATCGAGCGGGGTAAAGCAGTACTCGACAATCATTGGAGCAACGCCGATCAAGAGGCACCTAGGGCGACACTATGCCAATATATCGAGTGTGCATAGAACATCTTCTGCAAGGGAGTTTATACGCTCAATGAAGCTACTTGCACACCTGTCGGAGCAAATGATCAAGGAACTAATGCCAAATCAATATGCTCAGCAAGTACAATCAATCGGTGAGTGCATTGAAGAACGCCTTAGATTCAGCAAGATGTTCACTAGTTCCATTAGCAACTACAACATATCTGCACCCTTTCATCAGGATAATGGCAATCTCAAGAATACAGTCAACGTAATCGTCAATAAGAAGTATCAAGTCACTGGTGGCAATCTGCACGTACCTGACTTTGATCTTACTTTTGATGGATCGGATAACAGTATGATCGTATATCCAGCTTGGAAGTCAGTACACGGTGTTACACCGATTGAGCAGAAAAACAAACGGGGCTATAGAAACAGCCTTGTGTTCTATCCATATGACTTGAGGAAGTAAATGGGACGCAAAAGCAAACTGACGGATAAAGCACGGCGGGAGATACTACAAGTGATCTCTGTGGGCGGATCTAAGTCTCTAGCGTGCAAACATGCGGGAATAACTTTAGTCACGCTTATGAACTGGATCAGACGAGGCGAGCAAGCAAATAAGGGCTTGTATCATGATTTTGTTTTGGAATTTCGACAGGCTGAGGCCCGGCCTGATATTATGGCAATGGGGATCGTACATCGTGCAGTAAAAGAGGGAGACATTCGAGCGGCGCAGTGGTGGCTCGAAAAGAAAACAGGCTGGGGCCAGAAAGACGAGCCGCAAGTACAGATCGCAATCACTCCAGAGAATATGAGTGTCACACAGCTACTAGCAGAGGCAGAGCAAGTTAGCCAAAATATGGCACAGATAGCACCACCAATCATAGACCTAGATGAAGAATAAACAAAGTCAGTCAGCCAGTCAGTCAGAGGCTGAAGAAATAATGGACGAAGAGATCAAGCGGCTAGAATCCGAATTGTGCAAGGCGATCAGTACACTGGATACGGCAAAGATTAACAGATTGACAATGCAGATTGAGATCCTAGAATACATTAAATTAAAAATAAATATAAAAATATGTTGACAATATAAAAATATGTTGATAATGTATAAAGTGTAGTCAATCAAGATTACATAACAACAACGGAGTCAACAATGACACAACAAGAAAAAATCCAACTTGGTACATGGTTAGAAGACAACTTTATCGCTCACTTTTACCCCGCTGACCAAATGTTGGTAGTATACAGCGAAGAGAAATTTGATGAACTCGATTGCATTCTTGATGATATGGGCATTGAGTACAACCGAAGACAGTGCCATACCTCAAAAATCTGCAACGAATACTGTGTATACATCACACTCAAGTAATCAATCAACAATCGGAGGGCTATACAGCCCTCCACAACAACGGAGTCAATCATGACACAAGAAGAAAGACAAAACATCAAAGACTGGGGGCGTACTGTCGTCCGTCTACGTAAACAAGGATCATTTGCTGATTTGCTCAATGCAGAGATCGCAGTATCCAAACTTACCATCAAGGAGATTGCAGCAGCCTGTAAAACATCCAGTGCTTCAATCAACAAGTGGAAATCAGGCGAAGTATATCCAGCTGTGCACTATCTCTGGAGACTGGCTAAGTGTCTTCATGCTGAGAGCAATATGATCGGTGCATATATCCTCTACACTCAAAAGATCAACGCTGAAAGAGCATAAGGAGGCGACATGTCAAGATTCATAGCATTACATTACATAGTAGATACGCATGGCAATAAGGGCGGCACATTAATCAACGTAGATGAAATCCAATCTGTAACAGCCACAAAAGACGCTGTATTTGTGAAGGGCAAAAACAAAGGCTATCCCTTCAAAGTTGCGCACACTCTTGAAGAAGTCATGAAAATGATCGACAAAGCAGGCGGCACGATTATCAAGCCAAAAGATATACAACAAGTGGAGGCAAAATGAACAAGTTTATCGGATTAAACATTGCAACACTAGACGACAACGGCAAAATCCGCCGGACTGGCTCTGTATTGATCAACGTCGATCATATTGTATCTATTGAGGCACAGGGCAAGCCTTGCGCTGATTCAGTTTGCAAAGTGCGAACGATACACAATGCAATTCCTTTCATTGTCGAGGGCAACATGATCGATCTTCTTGATGTGATCAAGCGTTCAGGGGCTGATTTTCACGCCTTTGATAATAGCAAGCAAGCAAGCCAGTTAGCACAGCAAAGAATACAGGAGAGGCAACAATGATTATCATTAGAAACGCAAGCGACTTCAGAGTGCTGATCAATATTGGACACATTACACACATCGAAGAAAAGACAGGGATGCTCTTGATCTTCTTGGAGGGCGGCGCAGTTGTTCCAACCTCTGAAACGTGGGAAGAGGTGATCATGAAGATCAAGAGCATCGGGGGGACTCAATGATCAAGGTCAAGACTAGGCTCGGCGATAAATATATCAATGTGCTGAACATTGTCAGCATTGAGCAGGATGAAAAGAAATATGTACGCATATGGCATACGCATCAGGGATACACAGAGACAACAGAAGAGTTTGACATTGTAGTAAAGAAGATCGAGAAAATGCTGATTCGAATCGCAGGAGGTCAGCATGTATAAGATTCTCATCAACAGCGGCACACAAACAGACTGGATCGAAAAGAAATTTGATTACATTGTAGACGCTCTAGAATGTGTTAGAATACATCATCACACACGTCTGATCTATCCGTGCGGCTCTGTTGCTGAATACATTCAGGGCACAATGATCGATCTTCGTTGACTGATTGAAAGTTATGGTTGTTTTGAGAGGGGGCTGACTGGCTCCCTCTTTTTATGTCAATAGTTTATGTTTTATGATACATTGGGCGCATGAACAAACAACACCTGATCAAGTATCTCCAAGTTAGCAACAAACTGGAGACAATCGCCAAAGAATACCCGCTTGCACTTGCTCGCCTGTGGATCCCTCATTGTCATAGATGGGATGGATTAGCCAGCCAGTCAGACAGAGAGAGAGGGTGCGGGCAGCCTATGACGTTTGTAGGCAATGGAATGTATACTTGCAAGCACTGCAACATAACAGAGAAGCGCACAAGCCAAAGAGAGGGAGTTGTGCACGCTCTGCGCCATTCTGAGGCGTTTCTATTGAGTGGCGGTAACAGAAGCGGCAAGACAGAATCAGGAGCCGGCATGCTGCCTGTAGCGTTTGCGGCTGGCTCTGATGAATGGTGGGTCAGGGAGTGGGCTGCACTGAATCAGATCCCGATCGAACTTCTGCCAAAAGAGCCCAGCGAGGTTTGGGTCTCTGCGCTGTCATATGGCGACGCCTTGACATATCTACGACCAAAGATCGAGAAGTATTGCCCGATCGGCACTCGCTTTGTCAGATGGAAAGCACAGGATCGAGCGCATGCACTACTTCCAAACGGCGGCAAGATTCTGTCAATGTCTGCGGAGTCAGGGCGGGAAAAGTTCCAAGGCGGGGCCGTGTCTCTTGTCGTATTGGATGAAGAGCACCCGAAACCAATATTTGACGAGTCTATGCTGCGATGTATTGACCACAAAGGAAAAGTGATCTGTACAATGACGCCACTTAAGGGGATCACGTGGGTGCATGACGTCTTTATCGAGAATCCACAAACAGGATACGGCAACTATTCAATTAGCGGGCTAGACAATCCGTACGTGTCAAGCGTCAAAATGCGCAAGGCGATCGCCCACATGTCAGAGGCTAGCCAGAGATCGAGATTGTTTGGAGAGTTCACAAACCAGCAAGGGATCGTATATCCTGAATTCGATCGTAATGTGCATATCGTTGAATCATTTGAACCGCCTGCACATTGGCCAAGAGACAGGGCTATCGACTTTGGCGTGCGTAATCCTTTCGCCTGTCTGTTCTTTGCACACGATGAGCGTGAGGACGTCTTGCACGTATACAGAGAATACTATCAAACAGAAAATACGAGCCTAGAAAATGGCAGAGCGTTAAACAATATACAACGGCGATTCAATGAGGATTATCGCTGGACCGTTGCCGATCCTGAATCTAGAGACGGGCGCATAACACTACAGAGAGAATGCGGGATCAATAATCATCCGGCGCCAAAGCATCTCGGAGTCGTAGAAACGATCAACTGGGTAAAAGAACGGCTCGCACTTGATGCAGCCGGCAAACCTCACCTTGTAATACATGACAACTGTAAAGCGCTGATCAGAGAATTCAGATTATACAGATGGGCAAAGTCGGAGAAGGGCGACAGACCACACAAGGCGAACGATCACGCCCTTGACGCTTTACGCTATCAAATCTCTTTTCTGAAGCGCTGGCAAATGCACCAATAGAGGATCTAACAATGGAACAGACACAATTTGCGCAATGGCTCAAGGGGATCATGAATCGCAACGACATCACGATCGAACAGTTGGCAGATCGGGCGGGCGTATCTAGAAAAGATGTGCGCAACTGGATCAGGGGGCGAAGTATCCCGAAAACGGCGTATTTTGTTTTTCTTCTTAAGGCGCTGAGCCAACTGACAGAGTGCGAAGAAGAGATCCTCTATACAAACGCAAGCAGGGCAATTTTGCGGGATTCATAAAAATAAATTAAAAAAAGTGTATAAACTTGTTGACATTGTATAAATATGTATATATAATAAGTATAGTCAAACAACACAACAACGGAGCACAAAATGACACTAGAAAAAGAAATCAAAATTGCCTTCAACTTTCAAAATTATAGACGCGAAGTATTTAGCTGTGATTGGATTGATCATCCTGAAAGTAGTGGCGAATACTTTGTATGTTTCAACACTGGCAACAAAGAGCACGATCTGGCAACTCTCAAACGAATTCAAGAATACTTGAAACCACAGACAAAAGAAGTTGTATATCTGGTAGCTAGTACAGATGAGGATCACTGGGGTCGTAAGACATATGACGGATCTGTTTTATTCGTTAGACTAAAATAATCAATCAACAAAGCAGGGGGGCAATCGCTCCCCTTTTCAACAACGGAAATAACATGAGCAACCTAGACATCTTAATACAAATCACAAAAGCACAAAAGGATCTCCGCTGGCTCAAGAAAGCCTTTTGGAATGTGCGCCGACATCTTACAAACAATCCTAATGATCTACAAAATTCAGAGCGTCAACTGATCGAAATCAAGACGATGCACGATGAGACAGAACGCAAAATCAAAGAATTAAATAATGCGATTACGTTGAACAGTCCTATATTTAAGCCAAGCAATCCAGCACAGCACAGACAGCGATTTAGTGGGCCTTATGTTGATCTGTGTACTCCGCTTGATTTGTCGTATGATTGCAGCACTGGATCGATCACAATTGATCTTGATGGGCAAACTGTAACAGTTGTAGCAGGGAATAACTATGTATAAGATTCATATTTTCAAGAGAGCCAGTCAGGAGATCATAGAATACTTCTTCAATCAAATATATGACCTATTAGCCAGCGACGATCCGCAGAAGGTCAAGACACACATTCAAAAGATTCTAGACCTTGAGACAAAGCACTATTTGCAAGCGCATATTACAAGCATGAATCGCTATACCTTTTACGCCTCAGTGGGCAAGCCTGACACAGAGGGCTATCATGTAGCAATCAACAGCCTCGGGCGGGCTTCTTGTACTTGCCCCTCATACTATCACAGACACCACAGAAAGAGCGGCTACTGTAAGCATATCATTGCGCTCGCTCTTGTACTGGAAAAGCCACCAAGAGCAAAAGAGATCGCTGTGCAACTGATGGAAATGTGATACGCTGTTTATCTTGATTGGATTGAGGGATCCGATTAATGTTCTTTTGAGGGCTGCATCTATGGGGATTTATGCGGCCCTCTTTACTTTTTTTGATCTTTTTTAAAAAAACTTATAAAAATATGTTGACACTGTATAAATATGTTGCTATTATATAAGTATAGTCAAGAACACAACAACAACGGAGTACAAAATGACTAGAACAATCCTCAAATCAGAAGTTCGATTCAACCGCAAGCACAACGTCAATGAAACATGGACAGCTGAGAAAGTAGAGCAAGTAATCTCAGGCGGTCGCAAACTGACTACTTACTACGTAGACCGTCAGAAAGTCAGCAAAGTAGTTCCTGTTCCTCCTGAGACAGTGACTTTCTATCAGATCTGCTGTGAAGGCGTGTGGCAGTTCCAATATGAGACTTACGAGGAACTTGCAACTAGAATCGAGGCTTGGAAGTAATACAACAAGCTAGACAGCAAGCAAGGGGAGCCACAAGGCTCCTTTTGTCGTTTTAGAAATCGACAGCCGTGTCAATACTCACTATAATCTGATATATTGCCAGTAATGACAGGAGAACACATGCCACAAAATAAACAACTACCCGCTCAGACTGGCTGGCTGACTCGCTTTGTACCCTCATTTATAACTCGATATTTTGGACAGGTTCAAGAGAATCCGGAGGCACCTGAGCACGGCGCAAGTTGGAGCACAGGCAACGGCGTATCTCCAATATTCTCACCCCGTCAATCCATGGCAGTATTTGGCAAGCATGCTTATACTCACGCCTGTGTAACTCGTGCCAGTCAAGATATTGCATCGTTGCCTATAAAACTCCTGAGAGGGCAAGGAGAGCAACAAACAGAGATAGATGATCATGAGGTGCTGGATCTATTTCGACAGCCGTCAAGCATTACAGACGGCTATCTATTCCGAGAGCAGTTTATTGTTGATCTGATGATGACAGGCAACGTCTACACGCTGATCGTTGGAGATCCAAAACGCCCGACAAGCCTATACAGATTGCACCCTGAAAACGTGCGAATCATTCCCGACCCTGTGAAGATGGTGCAGGGCTACGAATACACAGACGGCGGCTCTACGGCTGTATATCCGCCCGAGCGTGTTATACATATTCGTAATGCATCATGGGACAATCAAAGTGCTGGAGAACTGTACGGATCCGGAATCGTTGAGGCACTTAACGAAGAGATCACAGCAGACATAAACGCCCAACGCATGGCGAGCAGTGTAAGCAAGCAAGGGCGGCCGGATGTACTTTTATCGCCTGCTGATCCTGCTGATATATGGGACAGGAGACGGCGACAGGAGATTATGCAAGCGTATAAGCAAATGACAGAACACGGCGGCGCTATGGCCCTTAGTGGGCAGATACAGATTGAGGCGTTAAATCTTTCGCCAAGAGATCTCGAGTTTCAGGCGCTGCGATCAATGGTACGAGAAAACATCAGCGCAGTTTGTGGCGTACCGTCTACAGTGCTCGGTTTGCCTGATGCAAACTATGCAACAGCAAGACAAGCGACGATCACATACTACGAGATCCAACAAAAGCGGGCTCGCAAACTTGAGCAGTTCATGACACGAATCGCTCAAATGTTTGATCCGTCGTTCTATGTAGAGATCGACTTTTCGGGCGTCGACGCTTTGCAGTCTGTACGCACTGAGAAACTCGAGCGGATCAGAATACACATTGAATCAGGCATGACAGCGTCTGAGGCGTATGCTTACGAGGGCTTGACTGATTCCCCATTTGGAGAGACAAAAGATCAAGCCAGTCAGTCAGAAGAAGCGATCGAGCAAGCACTGACCAGCCTTGTGCAGCGTGCAAAAGAAGACGAACTCGCCAAGATAGGCAACATGAAAGAGGCATTTAACGAACTGCCTGACGCTACACAAACGGCACTCGAGAAGAAGGCAACAGATCACAATGAGGACGTGAATCAAAACAAGGCAAAGACGACGACTAAATTCCGCCTTGCTGTCGTATATTGGCGAGGGATTGGGGCTTATCGTAACAATCCTGCAAGCGTGAGACCGTCTGTAAATAGTCCGCAACAGTGGGCGATGGCTCGTGTAAATTCGTATCTTTACGCACTGAGAAACGGCAAATACAGAAGCGGCAAACACGATACGGATTTATTGCCCAAAGATCACCCGATGTCCGGTAAGGATGAAAAAAAAAAGAGTGACCCAATAGAGGAATTGGAACGCAGAGAAGTCAAAAGATTGACAGTTGATCGGGGTAGCGTAGGCGACAAAGATCCAACAAACTTCCCTAATAACGGAGACGATCAAGAGGTGGCATTGCGCAATTCTGAGTTTGAAAGATTCCCACATGAAGAAGCGCAGAAACTGAAAGAGGAGTGGCCCGAAATATGGGATCGGGGCGGCAACATCCTTGGAAATAAACAATACAACCGCCTTAAGCCTATTGCAGAGCGTAGCAGCAGCATTGCGGAGACTAGAACAGAGGAGGAGGCGATCCGATTGCGTGAGGCGTGGGCGGCTCGTCATTTAAAAGATAAATTACTTGCTGGTGTTGTTGCCCAAATCAAATGGCTAGTCGTTGGATCTCGTGGGCTGTCTCACATGCGTAAAGTGATCAGCGAAGAAAAGAAGCGACTCACAGAAAAGCGGGACCTTTCTCGATCTATGACAAAAGCACAAAAGGATCTATATTGGCGTCAATGGATGAAAAGGCAAGTCGTCCCGGCTGAGAGAGCAATGAAACGGGCTGTAGAGATTTATCTTGATGACGCTGCAGATCGATACGCTAGACGAGCGGAGACACTAGCACAGGCGATTATAAACCAACAACAAAACAAGGCGATCAATTATACAACGATTCTCGGGCGTGCTGCTGAGATTACACAGATCCAAAAAGTAATCGGGCGTGCATATCGTACGATCTTCATGTTGACTGGAAACGACACCGTTACACAACTCTATGATATGACAGGAAGATCGAGACCTCTTGATCTCTTGTTTGGAGAGCGTAAGATTATGGAAAGTCAAATCTTGACAATGGCAAAACAGATCAATGCAACAAATGAAAAGCAAGTTAAAAGGCTGGTTAGGGCGGGAATCGAGAAAGGACTAAGCAACAGAGAGATCGCCGAAAACATACGACAAGCAACGACATTTAACGCCAAAAGAGCGCAGCGAATCGCACAGACAGAAACGACAAAAGCGATCAACAGCGCTACAAATGAGGCCTACAACCAATTCGAAAAGACAGAGGGCGTCAAGGTTTTGAAAGAGTGGATTGATTCAAGAGACGCAGACGTGAGAGAAACTCATGCTGAATTGGGCAGCCAGCCGCCGATCCCTGTTGATCAAGATTTTACAGTTGACGGCTATGCAGGACCTGCTCCCGCTTCTTTTGGCGTGGCTGCTATGGATATCAATTGCCGCTGTACTATTGCCCCGATTATCATAGAGGATTAAAATGCAACTTAAGGAGATCAGCATGTTAACAGCGTATTTCTTGATTGGGCTCAGCGGTGTCATTATTGGCGGAGTCAGTACCCTAATCATAACAAAGGACAAAAAAGAGCCAGTCAGTCAGCCAGTTAGCCCGATTATCGTTGAGCCTGCTGATCCGGTTGGAGATGTAGCAAAGCAACTGACAAACCTTGATTTGCTCGTCGAACCCTGCAGCGCTGAATACATCAAAGAAAACGGGGACTTGCTTTGTAGGGAAATGTATTGTCGTGTTATGGGGCGGGGAGTTGAAGCGAAAACAAGCGGCGCAGAGTGTGAAGAAATTGCGAACGTAGCGAACTCACAGATTATTATCAATCATTGTGAATCGTTCTTAGATGGCTCTGAAGAGTGTTACGAGAAATACAGAGAGCGCAAATAATTATTCGACACTAGATCCTGTATGCTATACCATATCTGAGAGGAGCACAAATGCATTTTAAGAACTTTCAAGCAAAGCAGACAACACAAGACAAGCCGATCAAGTTTGTAGCGTCTACAGCGTCACCTGATAGATATGGCGACGTTGTTGACCAAAAAGGTTGGGATCTGCGTGCTTACAATAGAAATCCTGTTGTGCTATTCAATCACAATCCTAGTCAGATGCCGATCGGCAAGGGCAAAGCCTATGTCGAAAACGAACAACTTATGCTCGAGGTGGAATTTGACCAAAAAGACGACATGGCGAAAACGATTGAGCAAAAAGTGCGTGATGGTTATATCAACGCTGTATCAGTCGGATTCCAGCCGAGTAAAACTATCGCTCGTTCTAGTCTGCCTTCTGATCATCCTTATCATGGAAAGTCAGGGCAATACTTTCAGGCGTCCGAACTTCTAGAAGTATCGATCGTAACAATACCCGCAAACAATGAGGCCACCTTGTCAAAGCAATTCACTAGAGAGATCGGGCTTGCCGACGTTGCAAAATCCTTGATCCAAAGCAATAAAGTTGTATCCATCACAGAGACAAAATCCAACACTGTAATTGTAGAATTTGCAAAGCCAGATCCACAGCCACAAAAGAGCGCCGATACTCCCGAGGTATTGCGTGAACTTGTGGGATCAATGGTTACCGATGGAATAGAAATGCCTCTATACAACAGTAAAGAAGAAGCCGAAGAAAAAGCCGAAGAGATGGGCGGGAGTGGATCACATGAGCATACTCTTGACGGTGAAACTGTATACATGCCTTTTGAGTCACATGAGCAGATTATGGAGATTATGGGCGATAAAGAGGAAGAGGAAGAAGTCGAGCGAGAACACACTGACGATCACGATGAAGAAAAATATCACGATGATGATGAAGAAAAATATCACGATGATGAAGACAGCGAAGATGAAAAAGATAAAATGAAAGAGGAAGACAGCGAAGACGAGGAAAAATACATGTCTCTTGATGACTTCCTAAGAGAACTTAGACAATTTAACAAATAGACATTGGAGTAATTATGTCGAACATTGATGCAGTTAAGCAAATTATGGGAGAGTTGAAAAGCCTCCGAAATAATCAAGATGAAAAAGTTGCCAACATTGAGCAACAAATGAAAGCACTGAAAGAAGCCCAACGACTTACAGAAGAAGCCGTATATCGTGCTGAGTCTGTAGAAGTTACAGGCACCGATTCAGAACTCAAAAAGTTTGTCAATAAAGACGGCACTATCCGCTGGACCGCTGGAAAGACTCAAGTTAAAACAGCGACAGGTGTGCAAACTGTACACGAGGCCGGATTGCTTGACACTGAAGAGAACTTGTCGAACTGGCACGTCGAAATGAAGCGCTTGGCTAACGATCGCCGCATGGTCAAAAACATGCTTGTCGGTGAAAAGCATACGCCAAAATTGGATCTTGCTATCGCTCGTCACTTGGCTGTTGCTCCTCGCTCTATCGCTGCTCAAGTTTCAAAAGCAAACTACGACGGCGCTGGTGTTGGTGCTGAATTGATTCCGGATCAGTTCTTGGCTGAATTGCACATGAAGTTCGAGATCCCAACAGTTGTACGTTCTTTATTCTCTGAAGTGCAAATGACTTCAAATACCATGCTTGCCCCTCGCATCGATCGTGGTGGACGTCCTTACATCAAAGGAACCGTGAGCAGCGATAATCCAGCATTGTATCCAGTATCTACTGTATCAATGGGACAAACTCAAATCACTGCAAAAGGCTTGTCAACTCGTTACATTCTTGACGAAGAATTGATCGAAGATTCTGCTGTGTTGTTGCTCCCTGCTATGCAACGCATGATCGCCAAAGATATGAGAGACGCTGTTGAAGATGCAATTATCAATGGTGATGCTGCTGCTGCTCATCAAGACCAAATTGCTACTTGGAACATCCGAGAGCGATGGGGCGCCGCTGGCCTCGGTGGCTCAAACGATCATAGACGTTTGTTTACTGGTCTTCGTGCCGCTTCTTTTGACAAGGCGACACAGTTGGCTCTTGGTGCTGTAACTACAACCAACATGCTGCAATTGATCTCTCAGTTGGGTGAGTATGCTGCTGCTGATAAAGTATTGATCGTATCTCCTGAGGCTCTTTATAATAGCCTTCTTGGATTGGATCAAGTCTTGACTCTTGACAAGTTTGGACCACAAGCAACAATCCTCACAGGGCAGATCGGATCATTGTTTGGAATGCCAATTGTAGTATCTCGTTTCTTGTCTGCTGATCTTGCCGGAACTGGTCTTTTTGCTGGTGCTGGTAACGACAAAACAGGAATGCTTGTCGTATCTCGTGACAGTTGGAACATCTTTGCACGTCGTGGCATCCAAATCTCACAAGAGCAAGACATCAAATCAGGCGCTTACAACATGGTAGCAACTGAGCGCTTGACATTCGGATCTCTTGACGCTGATGCTGTTAAAAATGTTGCATTCGGTTTCAACGTATAATCTTGAATTAATAGGGGGAGCAATCCCCCGCCCTTTTATTGGAGAAAAAAATGTCTTATTATTATCCTGAACATCAATACTTTCTTACAGCCGCTGGAACCGATGGAGAGGCAAGCATTGTATTCCATGAGCGCATGGAAGTTGTTGCTTGTAAAATTGTTGATTTTGCGGGTGTTGCCGCACATGGAACAAACTATGTTACATTTCAAGTTATTGGAAATAACAAAACAGATGTTCTTTTTGAGTGGAAAACGCTTGATACTGCAAACGGTGCATTGGCTGCAAATGTTGCTTCTGACATGGTTTCTCAAGGTCACGAAGATAAAGCAATTTTTGAGGCTGGAGAAGTGTTGATTTTAAAAGCAATCAAAGCCGCTAGTGGCCAAGCGACAAAAGCAAGTATCTGCTTGCAGTTGCGTCAAGCACGTTCTTACTAACTCACTGATCTAGGTTAAAAATGTATGCCTCTTGTAACTACCGATATATTAAAGGAGTACTTGCCTGAAATTTCAGGCACTGGAAGCGATACAGAACTGTCGGATCTTTTGGATAGAGTCGAGGCGGCGATCGCTCGTTTCCTCGGCTTTCCTGCGCCTGATAGTAGCGTTACAAAAACGCTAGCCGTTGCAACGTATACGCT